ACACAGTGACATCTGCTTCAACAGGAACGTTGTGAGCTACAGCAAACCACACAGTCCAAGTTCTTGTATAGTCTTCGCCTGTAGCAGACTTGTAACTCTCAACCAATGACAATCCCTGGTTGCTTGCCCCAAATACTTTTGATACTTTGCCCGAAACTTTTACAACGGCCATAATCTTGTTTTCCTTATCCTAAATAAATTGTTTTGTTTTTTGTGTTGCAGAATTATTGTATTGCTAGTCACTGACAATATCTTGTAAACGCTCCAAAGCAATATCAGCGTATTCCCGACTAATCTCTGACCCCACATAAGCCCTACCCAACTTACTTGCCACATAAACAGTAGTGCCTGTTCCTAAGAATGGATCATAAACAACATCGCCAGTCTTAGAAAAGTTCTCAATAATCCTTTCAACCAGTTTCTCTGGAAAAGTAGCTCCATGATTGACTGCAGTTTTCCTACGTTCTCTCTGAATCATCCAAACATCATCTAACGTGCCACGCTGAAAAGTGGCTGTCCTAAACTGCCTGCTAATTGGGTAATCCTTTTCAAATACCAAAAGCAACTCACTACGCCTATTCAAAACTTGTTCTTTCATAGCAGGCTGACCATGACCCTTATCCCAAACAATAATCTCTTTCAAGTTTTCAGAGAAATCGCCTATAAGTTTAAAGAAGGCTCTTTTACTGCCAGTCACAATCTGAATGTTATAGAAAACTAAATTACTGACTCGAAGCAGCTCACTTAAAACTTCTTTATGAAAGTCATAAAACTGGTCAATAGGCATGTTATCTGCAAAGTCTTCATACTTAGTGCTTATCTCTTTAACTATCTGCCTAGAACAGTATTTGCCCTTATTGATTCTTAGGTTCATGTTGTACGGTGGGGATGTAACAACAAGATCAACAGAATCATCTGACATACGTTTCATCGTGTCTAAACAGCTCTCAACATGTATTTTATTTAGCATCAGTTATCACTCACAATGTGTGTAGGGTTTACACAGTCACGATGTGCACAAACCCTAAGCCCAGCCAACACAAGTCTGCCTTTAGCATCTACAGGATTTAGATCAGCGTCAAGACTGCCCTGATGAGGTGTACAACGCAGCTTGCCATACTGAATAGTTGTTGCAGGTTTGACACGACAGCTAATACACTTCAAATCTTTCCTACCTCTCTTTTCGGCATTGACAACCCACTTAAACCCACATCGGCAACACTCAACCTGATTATCCTGCATCACAACTTCTCCACAATCCGAGCAAACCCATCCTGAGCAACAAACCTAGCACTACCAGTCTCCCCATGCCTATTCTTCACAATCTTCAAATACAAGTCACTACCCTGCCCATCAGGGTTATCGCCTTCCTGAAACTCCCTGTGAATCATTATCGCAACATCAGCATCCATACCAGGCTTATCCGACTCACTAATATCCGTCAACCTAGGGCTACCCTTCACACGAGACTCAACTTCCCTATTCAACTGAACAGCTGTAATCAAAGGCAAATCAAACTTCCTAGCAATCTTCTTATACTTACCCGAAATACTACGCACCTGATCGCTACGAATCGAATGTTTCTCATCATCATCACTAATCTGCAAATAATCAACAAACACAGCATCCAAACCAGAAACACGTTGCTGCCTACGAATCAAAGCACGCAAACTCATAGGCGAAACACTCTCAGGACTAATCATCAACAAATTATCGTTCAACAACCCCTGAGCATCCCTAACCATATCTGAAGCCCAAGAAACAGTTTTATCCGAATGCATAATCTCAAAATCCAAATCATTATCAGCAATCTTCGTAACATCAATGCTCAAAGTTTGCGACAAAATACGGTGCTGCAACTGCAACACAGGCATCTCCAAAGAAACAAACAAAACCTTCTTACCCTGCCTAGCCAAATCCCACGCAGCCTGCAACAAAACAGTCGTCTTACCCTGCCCAGGTCGCCCACCCACCAAATAAAAACCACTATCACGCCAACCACCAATAAGCTTGTTTAGTCTTGACCAAGCTGAAGGCATAAACGCCACACCCTCACTCATCTGCTCCAAATAGCGTTCATGATACGAAACAGGCGAAGAAACAACATCTTCACTCTCACTCAACTCAGCTTTCTGCAAAATCCGGTTAGCCTCAGCAACCATCTCTTTACTGTCAGCATCATCACCCAACAAATTTTCTAACCCCAAACGTATGATCCGTTTAGCCCAACCTTCACGCAACTTCCCCAAATAGTATTCAAAACTCACACGACTAGCAAAACAAGCTGAAAACGCATCATAAACACGAGACACAACATTAGGTTGCTCACCCAACGCCACACTCACAGGCGTAACATCACCATCCCCAAACACCTGGCGAACTTTAGCAAAAACATGACGGTTCACAGCATCATCAAACCACTCAACATCCACAACAAAATCATCCAACAAATCAGGCCACTGCAGTAAAGCCCCCAACAACATCAACTCACACTCAAACTGTGGATTCTGCAATTTATAGTCAAGCTCAATCATTTATAGCCCTAGCCTTCCAATCATTACTCTGAACATCAACAGATCTAACACTCCGCCACTTTTCAAAGTTCAGCCAAGCATCAGGTTCAAGCATTTCCCTATTAGCCTGCGAAGCAGAAACAAGTAAATCTTCACTGGTGCCTTTTAGGAGTGCTTTTGTCCAGGCACGATAAACCTTGGCTTCATCAACAGTCATGTTTGGGAAGTTCCCTAAAAAATCAAAAAAACGTTCTTTGTTTTCTTTTTTGTTAATTGTTTGTTTAACTACGGTTTGACCGTATAAATGATTTACGGTTTGGCGTGTGGTCATTACTACGGTTTGAGCGTACAACGGTGAAGCGTAATTTAGTTCATATTTGTTTGCTCGCATGACACCTTGACGAGTCTTAATAAGCAGGTCACGTTGCACTAAAACAGCAATAGCACGATTGACAGTGTCTTCACGCCTAATACCTATCTCAGCTGCAAGAGTCTTCTGAGACAAATGTGGGTTTGGATAATGATGGGCAATCTGAATCAACACAAGTCTTTGAACTAACGTCAAATCTTTAGGTGCTTTATCTAAAACAAGTTTTACAGCTTCAAAACTGTTTCTAGGTTTACTCATTCTTTGTCCTTGCTCGTTTGTTGTAGTCCTGCATTTCAATCATCGCCAACAACAGTTTCTGATCTGTAGCAGGCTTATCTGGAATGATAATGTGTGTTTGTCTTACACAGTCTTTCAATCCACAAAGTCTTTTACCTGGGCGATACAGCTCACCGTTTTCGTCTATCGGATTCCAGTCATCGTTTAACTCAAAAATCCACAGCCAGCAACTAATGCGACCTAAAACAGGGTGAACCCACTTGTAGTCTCGTCTGATTTCTGTGCGATCATCTCGACAGTCTCTACACCATTCAGCGTTGACTGCGTTGCGTAGTTTACGTTTATAGACTTGCTCAAAAGATTGACTTTGTCCACATCTGGTGCAGTAAACAATCTCATTTTCAACATCGTGTTTTGTGCGACTCATAGCAGACATCTAAGCACAGTTAGAGCTGAAACACCTAATCCATGTAACTTATCAGCGTGTTTAGGCGAATAGTCTGCTCATTTAGTCTGACTAGAGTTTTGCCACGAAGGATAGGGTCATCTGTCAGGCATACGACAAGTTCACCTAACTCCTTTATGTGTGCAGCAAGGATGTTAATTGTTTTTAGCAGCTCCAGTGATTCCATCGGCCTTACCTTTGATTGCTTCAAGAATAGCACCAGGGGCTTTACCTTGTTTCGCTTCGTTGTAAAGCGATCGTAGGCCTTCAATGTCGTTGATGTTATCTAATGCAGCCTGCCAGTTACGAGCTACTTCAGGCGTGCTTAGCCTTTGTACCTTGCTCATCTCACTTGCACTAGGGCGTTTACCTTTAGGGCTAAACTCATTCCCGAGCAACGATATGCACCTGCCCAAAGCGGAAGTCGAACAGTTTTCGAGAAAACTTGTCTTATTAACTGGTGATGAACCTAAGCGTTCCTCAGCGTAGTCAACAGCTAAAGGGTAAACGTCATCTTTGTTTGCATAACATTCAGCCTTGAAAACAACTTGGTCAGGGGTAAACGATACAAGCTCTGTGTAAAGTCTGCCATCAGGAAACTTTTGCCAAAAGAGATCTATACGCTCTTGAACAGTCTGATATTCGGATAGGTTGAAGTGTGCCATTAGTTGTCGCTCCAAGTCACTGTCATGTTTTTCTCTAACCAAATCCATTGCGGTAAACCGTAAAGTGTTACGCCTACGCTGCCTGAGTCTAGGACTTGAATACCGGATAACACACCTGAGACAGCTGTGCTTTTGATTTTGTCGTTGCGGATAACAATGGCGATGTTGTTGCCTACAGTTAGTCCTTTTAGGTCACTTATTTTCATGTTTATTTCGCTTTCTTTATTGTTAGGTATGGGGCGTTGCCTGCTCGCTGAGATAAGGTCACAATAACTTCACCGTCTATGCAACCATTCTTTGCACCGTTCAAAGCTCCGATAACCCTAGATTTCATTTCTCGCAGGTGTGTTTCAGCGTTGTCAAAGTCTGTTTGTGCGTTGATTAGTTCAACACCTAAAGTGCCTAGTTCTTCATCACGCGACTCAATGCCAGGGGAGAGTTGTCTAACAGTCTCATAGGTTGACTCACTGCCATCCCAGTCCGGTTGAATGTTGTCGAGCACATACGATCTAAACTTGTTGACTTGCTGAAGAATACTTTCCCATTCAAAGTCATCCCAGAGCACTTCGTATTCTTTGTATCGGCCTGCGTTGACTACAGCGAACACTGCTTTGCGTAGCTTGAAAACATTCATATACCAAAATACTTGTGCTTTGTAATGTTCAGGCACTGCATCCCAATAGGTTGCTGTGTGTTTGATTTCTAGGATGTACCCTTCACCGTTTTCGTCTAAACAGATACCGTCAGGGTTAGCATGCATCCATGATGCTTCAACTGCAGCGTATGTGCCCACTTCTTCAACAATATGTTCAGGGTGAGTTTCCTGATACAGCTGACGGATTGCAGGTTCAACTAGCGTTCCCAGTCGCATAGCAACGTTAGGTGTGACAGAGCGTTCAAGTTTGCCTGTCTTTTCAGCCCAAAGCGTGATTGCAGATGTCCACGGTGATAAGCCTAGAATTGTGCCGATTTCGCTGCCAGAAATAACACCTGGCGTGTTTCTCAGTTCATACCATTCGGCAGACTGATTTTCGTGATTACCTAGAAATAAACTCTTTCGTAGGATTTGCTCGATTTTGTCGTGACTCATAACTAAAGTTTAGGTATGACCTCTGACAAACTACTACTTAACCGGATTACTTTAGATCTGCATGAAGCTATAACAGATTTAGGTGGAGTGGAGTGTGAGCAAGTGCCAGACATTTTCTTTCCTGAAGACTTTGCCCCGACAACTCATCCTGATATTCGTAACGAGTCGATAGAGACTGCTAGAGAGATTTGTTTACGTTGCCCTGTGATGGATAAGTGTCTGAAGGTAGGGATGTTTGAGGAATACGGTATTTGGGGTGGGACTACATCTCAGCAACGCAAGAATATTAGAAAGTATGAACTTGACTAATCTCTGTTGCGTATTTTGTATGACACAACCCAAATAAACAGAGATGCAAGTATGCAATACCCGATAACAGTTTTGGCACTGCCTTCAAGCACTATCCATGCGACAAACATGCCTAACAAAGTCCAAAGTTGGCCCAGAATGTCTTTTAGAAAGTTCATTTTATTTCCTTACTCTTGATGTTGCGTTTGATGATGTTGTTACTGCCGAAGCCACAGCGGTTTGAGCAGAAAACTGTGCAATCTGCGTGACAATTACAGCTGCAACAACTGACTGTTCGGCCTGCTCACGAACTGCAGGGGTCATGTCTGCCCCAACATTGCCGATAAAGTTGACTGCGTTGATCACTGCAACAGCGGTAGCACCGAGCAAAGGTATTTCCGCTAATGCTTCAGGCACTTGAATATCGTCTGCTTGAGCTTCTTCCATAAGTGCGTTCATCAAGGCAGAATGTTGCTCTTGAGGTGTCAAAACATCAACTATCGCAGGTTCAGGCAAAACAGGCTCTACAGGCTCTACAACAGGCTCAGGGGTAGGCTCTGGGTCTATGGTCGGTTCAGGGGTAGGAACAGGCTCTACAGGCGTTACAGGGTCAATCGGTGGGGTAACAGGGTCAACAGGCGGTTCAACAGGGTCAACAGGGTCAACAATTACAGGTTTAGGGGTACGAATCGTCACCTGCTCCGAATTAGGACTATAAACTGCAAGGCTGTCGTTATCAGATCTAACCCAAAACGTATATTCTGTGTCCGGCAGCAAATCTGTGATTACAGTCTCAGGTGTCAACGAAGCAACAGCAAACCCTGGCAGATTGTCGTATGTCCATAAGACTGCAAAACGTTCAACAGGCGTATCTCTGAGGTAATAACCCCAAGTCAGTTTGACACCTTCATCAACAAGCTCTGCCTGCAGATTGTAGGGTGCTTCAAGTGTAGGGATTTCAGGTTCAGGCGGTGCAACGATACTTTGAGTAAAAGCAGAGTCAGGGATGTCTATACCGTCTGCTCTTAGGATGTTGCAAGCCCCACCACCGTACTCATACCACCAAGCATCTAGTTTCATGCTTACACCTGCAGTGACACCGATTAGAGCTGACGAACCTGAGCAACCTTTCAAAGTCCAGTCGTTGATTACAACCTGATCGTCTAAGGTCAGGTAGAAACCGTCATCAGCCCAAGACTGTAAAGACACTAAACCTGTTCTATCTAGTGTTAGGTAGCCTGAATAATGAATGAGCACGAAATCTGCTTGACATTCGGCAACAACATCGCCACCCACATCAAAGTTAATGTTATTGACTGAAGTTATGGCAGTCTGACAAAGCTCATAAGGCTGTCTATCGGGTAGGGCATTAGGGTCAAAAGTATAGACTTCAACTTTCAATCCTGGTTCGGCAGCGTGAACTAAAGCGACAGGCCAGAAAGCGAAAACTAGTGAAAAGAATGTTGCAGCAAGAAACTTGAGTTTCATTTACTTCTTTGTTTCAGCCTGTTTTTCAGCCTTCTGGATAGCATCGTTTGATGCTTTAGCAACATCTGCTTTAGTGACCGTACCTGTTGTAGCAATCGCATAACCGATAGCCCCGATTACACCGATCATGAGTGTTCCCCAAGCAATGATTACACCGTCTAACCAGTTACCTGTTAGAGCTGCACCTACACCGGCAGAACCACCAAGAATAAACAGGAAGATACCGAACCCACGCCATGCCAGTATTGCAAGCACGTCTGTAATAGCTTTGACTCTTTGAGCGATAACAGTTTTCATGTTTATTCCTTAAACGAAATCTAGAGGGTTTAGAAGGTTGCTGTATGGGGCAAGATGAACGTCAGGGTTGCTCCAAGACTTATTTGCCTTGCCGATTGTTTGATGTAGGTGAGCACCTGTAGAGAATTTGCCTGAAGGCGTGTTCTTTCCGCCACCAACCTTGCCGATAACAGTTTCACCGCCAACAACTTTGTCACCCTTAACAAGATCTGATTTCGCAGCCAAATGTGCATCTTGGATAAAGACGTTGTGAACTTTACTTGTCTTATCTGTGAGCTGTGCAGAATAGGTTACATACCAGCCGATACCATCCGACCATTCTGAAGCAAACACTGTGCCTGTTGCACTTGCTTTGATTGTTGCAAGTTCTTTCGCACTCCAGTCTTGACCTCTGTGTGGCCTACCGTTACGGTATGGAGCTAGATTGCCGAACTCATCGTTGCGAAGTTTAGGGGAAAACGGTTCAAAATACTTAGACATAACCTAAGTTTATCAAACCCTTTATTACGCTAAATCTGTGATCTGACTCTTCACTGCAACAATCGCAGACTTAATTATTTCTATGTTTGCTGTAAGACGTTCAACTTCTTCAAGGTTACCTAAAGCAGTTGCGACAGTTTTAGCTTCTTCATTATGCCAACCTTCAACATTCAACGCTTCAAGTCGAGTGTTTAGTGTTTGTAGCTTGTATTCATTAGATACTTCAAAATCAGACATGATTTTTCTTTCTGTTTATGTGTTTATAGAACTAACGCTGTTGCACCTAATACTACCGAAACATCATCAATCCAAAAAGATGTATCTGCACCAGAACCAACATCAACTAGCAAAAGACCATTAGCAGTGCACAAAACATTCTCAATTTTATAGTTTGTAAAAACTGCTGTTGTGGGCGGACTAATCTCAACCTCATTTACACCACACCGCAAAGCAACTCGTAAAGGAGCACCTTTTATCCATATTGATAGAGAATAAACTTGCCCAACAGTCAAATAATCATATTTAACAAATCCAGTTGTTGCTGTATAAAAATCGCTATAAGTTTGATAAAGACTTGCAGGTGCAGACTTAAAAACATCTGTCACTCTAGAAGTTTCGGGATTTGTTCCCCAGTCTGATAAATCAGTAGTAAATGAAGGATTTGTAATTAGATTTGTAGGACTAGCAGCACCCGACTTTACACTCCCAATCAGCCCTGCAACAACGCCACTCACTAGGTCAAACCATTTCCAGAAATCAACCAGGTAGTTGCAGTAGTTTTTACAGCAGTTGCAATTCCATGAGCTGCAAGAGTTCTAGAACCTGTCGTACCAGCCCCAGCCAAATACATTGTGTCAGTAGTAATAGCAATAGTCATAGTAGCCCCAGCACCTGCAATAAAAGTCAGCGTTGTACCGATAGGAAATGCTACAGATCCATTTGCAGGAATTGTGACTGTTCTAGTTGCTGAAGCGTAAATATGTTCACCTGCATCGGCAGCAACAATAGTGTAAGAACCTGTCGTTGTTGAGTTTTGTGGCAAACCCATGTAGCCGACACCATTAGCAGCAGTAGTAACAGTCGCATCAGTAGCAGTTATCGTGCCATCTGCATTAACAATAGTTGCATTTGCACCTGAAGTGCCACGATACTTCAACGCACCTGCTTCAACATACAACACACCGCCACCGCTAGGGTTTGCTGTCGGTACAGTTGATGCGTTTGCAATACCTATAACACCTATGCCAGAACCCATAGAAGTGTTGCCCATACCATTTATCCGAAGATTTGTTCCTGTAGCAAAAACCGATGTAGAACCAACAAATAAGCCACCTGACGAGTTGACGCTACAAACTGTTCCACCTGCCGATGTCTGCCATTCCTGCAAGTTAGCCGATTGAGATGCAGCACCACGAACAACCAAACCAATGTTACCTGCAGTGTTGTTATTACTAAAGACGTTTATTCCTGAAGTGTTTAAAGATATAACTGTTTGGATTGATGGATTACGAATACCTGTAACTTGAATAGGGCCAGTTGTGACTAGGTTGCCTGAACCATTGACTACAACGCTGCTGGTTTGTGTTGCTTCGAATAAGTTAGCTGATTGAGTTGCACTATTGCCATTGATTGATAAACCTTTAGTGGCATCTGAACCTGTAGCGATTGTGTGTCCACCGACAGTGAATGCGTTAGCAACGTCTTCTCTAGCAACAAGAGCTAAGTCAAGCCAAGAATATAGCCCTGAAACTGGTGCAGTGTAAGGAATATATCCGACACCTGGAGCAGCAGCTGAAACACCCATAACACCAGCAGAAGTTGAATGAACGATACCTGCATTAGTGAAGGGGAAGGTTACTGTGCCTGAAAATGTTGGGGATGCTAACGGTGCTTTTAACGCTAGATCGCTTGTAAGGTTTGTTACTTGACTTTGAGTGACTGTGCCTGAAATGTTTACTGCAGTACCCGAAGTCGTTGCATAAGTTGCTGTACCTGAGTTTGTTGAGAATACTGCTGTGCCTGATGTTGTAGCGTATGTTGCTGTGCCTGCTTGTTGTGCTGTGCCTGCAGATGCTACTGTCCCTGAAGTAAAGTCACTAACTTGACTGCGTGTAATGCTCAGTAAAGTCTGATTTATGCCCACAATGGCTGAACTAGCACTGCCTGTGTTTGTTATAGGACTTGTAACAGCTATAACGCCTGAAGTACCCGTAGCACCGGTAGCACCCGTAGCACCTGTGGCACCTATCTCACCTGCACTAGCAAACGCCCAAGAATTATGTGAACCTGATCCGTTGAACTTATCAACAGTAATAATGAGAGTCCCTGCACCAACATAGTTCGCTGTGCCTTCAAGATAATAGGTTGGCGTATCGCTGTGAATAGCTCTGATTCGCATGCCTGTAATAAAAGCACCTGCATAGCCTGCAACAAGAGTGAAAGTCTTTAAACCTGAACCTATAGTGATTGTTGATGTAGACGTTACACCCGTATATCCGACACCTGGGATGCCTTGAACTCCAGCGTTAGCCAAAGTAATTGTTGTCACATCATCAACAGTTGTGACTGTTGTTGTCTGTTCAGTAACATTTATGTTTGTTGTCATCTAGTCACATTTCCTGAAACTGTAAAAGCACCTTGAAGTAATCTAGTCACTACACCTGCCCCAACACCTGACGTTAACTCTAAATCGTATGCGTATGAACCTGCAGAGATAGCTGCACTTTGAGCGTTAGTGATTGTAACTAAAATAGTGCCTGCAGTTCCACCTAAAGTGATACCTGAACCGTTAGTTAGTGAAAGTAAGGTTGCTGTCGAATCTGCAGCTGTCCGAACCTGCATAGCCGAAGTGAAACCAGTGAAATTGATTGCTGTTCCACCTTGTAGCACCGTAAAAGTTTTATCGTAGTCTGCACCTTGAAAACAGGTGATGTCAAACGTGCCTGGTGTAATCATTAGAAACCCATTCCTTTAGTGACAATCAAAATAACGCCTGAAGTGATGACTGCGGTAATCAAAGC